TTTAATTGCGTCGGAAACATCCGCCGCAGAAGAATCCTGTGCAATCAAATCTACAATACTATTTTCCATGAAAAAATGATGTATATGTTCTATTTATATCTCTGCTTCTTTTCCGTCTGCTTCAGTAGCATTACCTTGTGATTCTAAGTCCGGTTCTGTTGGAGCACCTGCGCCAGCACTCATAGGATCTGCAATTGGTTGTCCGGTAACAGGATCAACTGCCGCTGGATTTGCAATGATACCTTTTGCAATCTCATCTTCAATCTGAGCATCAATCTCAATAATTTCCTGATCAGTTTGACGAAGAACTTTCTTTCTTACATATTCAGTAGAATAGAACTTGCCAATATAAGGTTCAATAGTTGCGAGATTAGTCAGTCTACTTTGAATCATCTCAGATTCTTTGAGTTCGGCAAACTGATTATCATATAGGAAATCATATTGAATATGATCACCCATCTCTTCCCAATCCTGAAGAGTAATTACATTCTTCAGAATCAGTTGAGTCTTGAGCATATCGTTAAATAGTGCAGAGAAACGCTTTCTCAAACGACCAACGAACTTAGCAAACTTCAGTTCATCGCGCAGAATTTCAGAAGAACGACCAAGGTTGAAACCACCATCAGCAGCAATTCTAGACTCAGGAACACCAAGTGCTCTGTAAAGTTTCTTCTGGAAGTATTCAATATCAGAAAGTTCTCCCAAGTTTTGTCCACCGGGCAGAGTAGTGATTTCAGTTCCGCGACCACCTTCTCTACGTGGTAACCAGAAGTCTTCCATCATAGACATAAACTTGCGGTCATCACGGATTTCTCCAGTGCCAGCATCATAAACAAGTTTATTTCTGTAACGAGACATAACCTCTTTGAGGTATTGCTCTGCTTTTACTTTTGGAAGATTACCAACGTCAATATAGAAAATACGACGTTCTGGTGCCCTGGATAATCTGTAAATAACCAGAGAATCCTCAATCATTCTAAGTTGATTGAGTGCCTTGATTGCTTTATGAAGATAAGAAAGAACAGTTCCTTTGTTTCTATCTACAAGACCAGAACTACAATATGAAACTGCATCTTTGGCAATCTTTACAGAATCTTTCTTACCACCTGCACCAGAGAAAGTTCCACTTGGATAATTTTTCTTTGGAGTGTACAGGAAGTATTCTTCAATCTCAGGTTCAATGACAGGTGCCTCTTTACCTCGTTGAGTTACTGGAG